CGTAACCATATCACTTTATCAAGTATACATATATAACAAATTAGATCCTTATAATAGTGGCTATGATGAGTTTGGAAGAATGTTTGATAAACTACTCATTGAAGTGAATTATAAAATAATAAAACAACCCATTGTAAATTATGATTTTTCACATAACTTTATCACGGATTTATCAGATATATCTATTTTATGTATGATACAAAATAAGGGTCCAAAATATTTTTTAGAACCTCGTACAAAGATAACATACAGAAATATTTTAAAGGATACATATTTTCAAAATAGACAATACGGATTAGAAACTGGCACGTATACGATTATAAATAAAGATTTTTCAAATCCATTTACGATATTAAATGGAAATAATCCAAACATCACTTTACACGGAAACGAAGACAAAAAGACCGTGTCTTTCGTACAAGGAATTAGTGATATAAGCGATGCTTCCTATAATTTTTACCACGGAACCATGATAATTGACGTTTCTGGTGATTTTGGAACATGTCCTTTTTATTCGTTGAAATTCGGATTAAATCAAATGCAATCTTTCTTTGTTTATTCGGAGAATCAAGAAGAAACACAGCGTGAATTTACAACAGCTGAAATAACAGATATATTGAGTGATATATCTGCAGTTCGAAATACATATATTAGTTATGAAAATGTAAGACAATGGGCGATCATTAATTCTATAGAAAAATTAGTGATAGATCGAGATTTTACTTATTTTGATAATCCCACTAATAAAGATGAAGAAAATATTTTAAAATATACATTTAATATTTTATTTCAAACCATTATGGACATGACTGCTAGTAATTTAAGAAACGTTTCACATAATGATGTCATCATTATTCAAAAAGATAGTAATTTTTTCAGTTTTGATTCAACAAATACAACAGATTATATTTCTGAAGTATCCGGCGCAACAATTCAAGACTTAAGTGGATTGAACGATATAGGATTTACGTTAGAATCAGAAAAAAACTATTATAAAATTCGTACTTATGAAAGTCAAACTATCTCTGGTGGTAGTAATTATTTGTATTTTGATATATCTACATCGTCAACAGATGGATGTCATTTGGTATTAAACCAAGAAAGTTATACACTTTTTGAAATCGTTCCTATTTCTTATTTATCAAATGATATTGACTTAAGTTATACTTATTTATCAACAAGGGAGTTAAATCATCGTCTTATTGCACAAGAACGATATGTTGATATTAATGGGACCGATCAATTAGATACTACTACTTTTACACCACCCGTTCGTTATGATTGTACTTTTATTAAGAAATTTGATTTCGTTCGCAAAATGATGGATAATTTTGATATATTGACGGTAGATGATATTCATTCTCAATATATGGATATTTCGTTCGCAAAATAAGGATTTATAAGTGAAATAACTTTTTTTCTTTGATTAGTATATAAATGGGTTTCAACAAAACATTTGGTTCGCGTGCGGAAGTATTTCACGGAAATGCGAAAAAAACAACAGGTGGTCTCATGAAGAAAGATTTACTTCGCAATAAACATGGTGCGATTGTATCCAAGAAAAAGTTTTTAACCGCAAAAAAAGAAAAGCGCCTTCAAAAATATGGATACTTTACTAAAAAAGGTAAATTTGGCTTTGTAAAGAAGGGTGTTCAAAATAAAACCAAAAAAGGAAAGACAAAAAAAGGGAAGAATAAATCGGGAAAGAAAAAAAATTAAGCAAAAGAAATACAAAAATGAAGTAAGTAATATAGTTTAAGTAATTTAATAAATAAATTGTTATAACATAATATGTGGAAGGTTCTCATTTTATGTTATTTAGGAGTAGCAACTGCGTTTAAGTCATTGATTATTAAGCCAGGTGGTACCAAAGGATATTATATGATGGGAATGTGTAAATATATCAAGGACCATTATGACTTATCGGATTGGCATTTTTATGGTTCTAGTGCGGGTGCGTGGAATGCGTTGTATTTAAGTTGTAAAAAAGAAAATGAAAATGAATTCATGCAACAAACCCAAGAACTGGGTCAATTTAGTTATCGTGATTTGTATGATTTGGAAAAAACCATGAAAAAACGCCTTTTAACACACTTCACCATAGATGATTTTGATGTTTCCAAATTACATATATGTGTTACAAGACAACGCAAAGGCTGTTTTTATTTTGAAAAAAACGTAATTCATGAGTTTCAAGACTTGGATGATATTCTTGAATGTTGTATTGCTAGTTCTCATTTACCGTTTTTATCCAATGGTAAGTTTAGCTATACTTACCGAAACGAAGAATGTGTGGATGGTGGATTTTACAATAAACCTTATACAAAAATGGATAATGTTACACCCAATATAATACTGAGACCAAACATGTGGGAAAATCCAAACATTGATGAATTGGATAGTATTTATAGCTTAGATATTTTTAAATTATTGTATCATGGATACAATGATGCATATCAAAACCGAGAGTTTTTTGACGAACATTTTAGATAAGAGCAGGTATTCGTTCCGCAAATACATAATCCACATCAAAATGAAATAAATGAGTGCTTAAATTCAAAAAATGTTCTTCGTGTAATAATTGTATATGAACTAGATTCATTTTATTCATATACAACGGAATATAATAAATGTATATTTTTTCTAGCAATTCGTCAGGTAATCGCATACTATATGATGTTATTCAAAATATACATTGTCATCAATTTTTATTTTTATCTTTTTCTTTATGAATGTGTTTTTGTAAAAGTGCTTCTTGTTGCCGAACATGTTTAGACGAATATTTTCCATATTTGTCTTTTTTTTCGCGCGCCTTGTCTTTTTTGTTTCGTCGTGGGGTTGTATCAAACGACTTCATATATGTTATATGTATACATATTTATATGTATTCTTTTTATTCATTATCTAAAAACAAATATTCCTTTCTTCAAAATCTCCCACATACAAGTCTCGTTTTTCTTTGAGTTTGCGACTTAGATAAAAGAAATCGTCTTTGTTGGCTTTCAATATTTCTACGGCACGTTGGTAACCCCATTGTACCAAATGTTCGATTTCTTTGTCTATTTCTTGCTTGGAATATTCGCTTAATTTATCATTATTGGTCGCCAAGTCCCGTCCCAAAAAGGGTTGACTATTTCCCGTACTATCGTAAAGAGCAATGTTTTTTCCCATCCCAAATACGGATACATATCGGCGAGCAATACTATTGGCTTGTTTCAAATCATTGGATGCTCCGGTGGTTATATCCAAATGAGGTGTGTTTGTAAACATGACTTCGTTGTTGTATTTATTTGAAATACTCACAAAGGTTTCAAAAAACAATTGTTCCGCCGCACGACCGCCAAGAGAGATCAACAAATTTGCCAACATGAACTTTTTGGTGGGGAAATTATCGTAATCTTCATTTGGGGTAAACAAAGTATATCCACCTGCTCCATTTTTATTCGCATTGATGGTGACCCGTTGTAAATCAAACATGTCATCAAATAAATGAGCGATCAAGGCGTGTCCTACTTCGTGAGCCGATACTAGTTCAATGATTTTATCAGGACGGTTTTCTTTATTGGATGGCAAACCAATAGTCGTTTTTTCAAATGCCTTATAAATGATATCTGGTGAAATATCCGTATTGTTGTAACGAACACTCAAAATCGCCGCTTCATTAGCCAAATTCGCAATATCTGCCCCTGAAAATCCACCTGTTAGTTTTGCTAGGTCATTCAAATAGGTGCGATTTTGAACTTGTTTGTCTTTAAAATGAATGTCTATGATTTCTCGGCGTCCTTCTACATCGGGTAACCCAACCATGACTTTACGATCAAAACGCCCGGGGCGAGTAAGCGCATTGTCTAAAATGTCCGCGCGATTTGTTGCTGCAATGACAATAATGCCTTCGTTTTTCACAAATCCGTCCATGTTTGTCAAAATTTCATTCAGGGTTTGTTCCCGTTCATCGTTTCCGCCTGCCAAGCCCGCTCCTCTCTGGCGTCCAACCGCATCTACTTCATCCAGAAAAATAACACAAGGTGCTTGTTCTTTGGCTCGTTTAAAGAGATCGCGTACGCGCGACGCACCCACACCTACAAACATTTCAATAAACTGAGAGCCAGATGCGTACAAATAATTCACACCTGCTTCACCTGCCACTGCTTGTGCCAAGAGAGTTTTACCCGTTCCCGGTGGACCTTCCAAGAGGACCCCTTTTGGGATTTTTGCTCCCGCATTTGCGTATTTTTTCGGATCTTTGAGAAAATCCACCACTTCCATGAGTTCAAATTTCGCTTCATCGCATCCAGCAACATCGGCAAAGGTAACGTCAATATCATCAATATTCACATCATTTGCATTATTTTGCATGAACCGCATGGGATTACCAAATCCACCAGGACCTCCTCCTGGACCTCCGGGACCACCTGGTCCTCCCATTCCACCCCGAAAAATGTTTAAAATACCTCCAACGATTAAACCAGCAATGACATAAATCAATGCGAATTGAACCACATTCAATGCTAAATCCAAGGCAATGTTTCGGGATCCCATTTCTTGAATAAAGACATCATAACGAATATTCATGTCTTCTAATTTCTTCAAAATAGTTTCTGACATGGATGGAACAACTTGGATAATATGGGAATTAATCATATCATATTCGTGTGGTTTGTGTAGATTGTCAATACTAATGATTCCTTTAATTTGATCGTTTTGACTAATCAAACTTACAGATTCAATGTGTTTTTCTTTCAGTTGTTGTACGAAACTATCATACGATTGTGGAAGTCCGTATTTGTAAAATTCACCATAAAGGGTTTTTGCAATAAACGTCGGATTATCGTTGTCAATTTCAATGGACTTTAACACAGTATGTTTCCTATAGGTTATTGGTGATTTATATGGAGTATTTCCTACAAATCCTTCACAAGATGAATATAACAAAAGTATCAATGAAACAACTTGTTTAAACATAAGATATACCCATAATTAACATCTTATCTTTAATATGTATTTTTCAAACATTCCATTTTGTGAAGGGTTTCACAACCACCTTCCACGTGGCAATTTTCTTTATATGCGCCATCTCATCTTTATGGATTAATTTTAGTTTTCTGTTCCATTTACCACACACATACCATGTGTTTTCTAAATCTTCATAAAGTTCGTTTCCAAAATTAAAGACAAGTACAGAACAAGGTTTGGTTTTGTCGTGAGGAAATAGGATCCAATCCTCTATGGGTTCGTAATGGTCGTGGTCATGACACATATAGTATAAATATAAATTGTA